AGAAGCTGTATTTAATGTCAAGGTAAACACTGGAAACTCAGTTAAAGAGGTTCAAGATCTTGATAAGTCTCTTGATAATTTAAACAAGGCAACTGATGAGACAACCAAATCAACAAGGGATGTCAATGCTACTTTTGAGCAAGTATATGGAGAACTTCAACCACTGACAACAAGACTTGGTGAAGCTGAGGATAGATTATATGAGTTGGCTCTTGCTGGTCAACAGGCATCTGATGAATACAAGGAACTTTTAGAGACTGTAAGTAATTATCGTAAAACTCAGATTGCTGTTGATCAAGCTGTGGATGCATCTGCTCAGACAATGGGACAAAAACTTGTTGCCAATGTTCAATTTGGTGCATCAGCATTTCAAGGGTTTCAAAGTGCAACGGCTCTTGCTGGAGTAGAGTCTGAAAAGTTAGTTCAAACAATGGTTAAACTCCAGGCAATCCAGGGAGTTGTGGGATCAATTCAGGCATTAAATCAAGGATTGAAAGAGTCAACCATAGGGATGAAATTGGCATCAATTGCCACTGGTGCATATAATGCTGTGGTTGGGACATCCACTGGATTGATGAAATTATTCAGAATTGCACTGGCATCAACTGGAATTGGATTGCTAGTCATTGGCATTGCCTCTCTAATTGGGAACTTTGATAAATTGTTTGCATTCATGCAACCTGTTATTGATGCATTTAAAAGATTTGGTGACTGGATAGGATTAACAAATTTTGAGGAGGATGAACTCGAAAAGGCAAGGAAAAAAAGACATGAAGCACAGGTTAAAAGAGCAAAGAAAGAAAGGGAAATTTTACAAGAAGCAATCGAAGATTTAAAAGATTATGCAAAAGAATTAGAAGAACAAAATAGATTAGAAAATCGATATTATAATAGCAGAATTAAAAATCTTGAAACTCAAAGAAAACTTGCAAAAGGAAACGCAGATGAAGAGGCTAAAATTGACAAACAAATAACAGATGAAAAAATAAAAGAGTTAGAAAGACAAAAAGAGGCTTATATTGAAGGACAAAAAGCGGTATTAAAAATTAACGAGGAAGCAATAGCATATAATAACAAATTACAAAGTGATGCAAATAAAGGATTAGTAAAACTCTCTAAAGATTTTAACAAAGTCAAACTAAGAGTCGAAAAAGATTTTTACAAATTAAAAGAACAATTGAGAACCAATGATTTTCAAGCTCTTGTTGAATTGGATCAAGAAATTGCAAGTGTTCAAGCAGATGCAACGGTCAGAGAAAATGATGAACTTAAAAAGAGACAAGATAATTATAAAAAATTCATTCAAGAAAGAAATAAGATTGAGCAACAAAGATTATTCAACATTAAAGCTCTTGAAAATGAGTTTTTAAATGAATTGGAGGAACTGGATGAGGAGCATTATCAAATGACTTTGACAGCTCAGGAAAAGGAGGAGACTGCTGTTAATGATAAGTATTTCAGATTGATTGAGACAGCAAAAAAATATGGAATGGATACCACTGATCTTGAGACAAAACAACAAACTGAACTGGCTGTCATTCGTGAAAAGTTTGCTGATCAAGAGTTGAAAAATACTGAGGAGAGAAATAAGAAACTCGGTGATCTGAGAGAGAACTTTGATAAATTATGGAGAGACCAATTTGATCAAAGCATCAAAGATCTCAGAGATGCCAATGCAGAACAATTGAAAATTTTACAAGAGGCAAATGATGAGGGACTAATTTCAGAGGGTGAGTTCTATCTTGCAAAATTAAAACTTGCCAATGATCTTGCTGATGCTGAAAAGAAAATTGAGCTTGAAAAAAATGAATTCATCAAGCAACAGCAAATCAAAGCCAGAGAGGAGCAATTGGAAGGTATCACCAAAGTCATTGAGGGAGCTCAAAAAGGACTGGATGGATTAAATCAAATCAATGCTCTTGCAAATGAAATTGACCAGGCTCGATTGAACTCAATTCAAAATAAAAGAGATGAGAATCTTGAGAATCTTGATGCGAATTTACAAGCTCAACTCAACAATGAGAATCTGACAGCAGAGCAGAAAGCACAAATTGAGGAGAGTTTTGCTCAACAAAAATTTGCTATTCAACAGAAAGCTTTTGAAGAGGAGGAGAAAATTAAGAAAGCACAATTCAACAGAGACAAAGCCTTGAAATTAGCTCAGGTCTCCATTGATACAGCCAGTGCAATTGTGAAAGCTATTGCACAATTCGGACCTCCTCCATCACCTTTGGGGATTGCTGGGGTTGCCAGTGCTGGTGTCATTGGATTGACTCAAGCTCTTGCCATATTGAATCAACAATATCAAGGGGGATCAGCTCCATCACCTCCTCAAATTGGTGGCGCATCTGCTGGATCATTGGCTGGTGCTGGTGCATCTCAATTCACAGCGAATACCGAAGCAGAGCAAACAGATTTGACAACATTAGGACAAGATGTCCCGGTGTCTCAAGTTGTGGTTTTGGAATCTGATATCACAGGGACTCAATCAAAGGTTGCTGTCCAAGAGGCAAAGTCATCTTTTTAAAAACTCAATCCCAGGCTTAATCAGAAAGCCATCTCCAATGCTTAGACAACCATGCTCCTCCAGGAATGTGGTTGCTCTTTGCAGATTGTAATGATGCATCTTGACATTCTCTCCTGGTTTGATTTCATGTTTATAGACATTCAAATAAATGGATTTGATGAAGTGGTTGCCATCTTTCCAGTTGATAGTGTTAAATAACTTGAGAAGCTTTTTTGAATCCATCTTTACTGGTTGATGACATTCATAATTGAGTATTGGAAAATCATTGTATCTTAAAAACTCAATTGTATTTTTTGATCCCTCTTGATAGTGAGGAGGGTGAACTGGATTGACAGTCAACTCACCTTTGAACATGACCTTGTTGAAATCAAAATTCTCATTGATATAAAAGTCATCATTCATGTAAATGAATTCACCTCCAATTTTTCTGGCAAATGTCAGAATCCTATTTGTGACATCCACTCCTCTGATGTTGTTGAATTGTTTGCAAGGGATGTTGAGAGCTCCATCAACCTCATCTCCTATGGTATAGAATACAGCATCTGGTTGAAACTTTCTGATCCATCTCATTGACTGCAATATCTCAAAATGAGAAGAGCTCTTTTTGTAAGGATAAACAAAAATCATTAGAACAAAAATACATATTAAATATGATTAAAGAATTACCAGTTTATGAGATCGTGATTGATCTCAATGATCCAGATACAACAGTCTCATTCAATTCATTGGTGAGTCATCCAGCTCATGAGAAAAATTTTCAGACATTCTCAAAGCAAGTGAAATATCAATTCAATGATGAGGAGCAGATGATCACTGGGATTGCTATCTCAGCAGATACTCCAATTTATAGAATTGATTATTCAACTGATGAGGAGTACTATGTGATCTTTAAAAAGAAAGCCATTAAGGACATTGTCTTTGATTATGCCAGGAGAAACAATTTCAACAATGTAAATCTTGAGCATGATGATGAGAGAGTAGTTGATGGAATTTATATGACCATGTCATACATTATCGATGAGGAAAAAGGTTTCACAGCTCCAGAGAGATTCAAGGATGCAAATGATGGGAGCTGGTTGGTATCTTACAAGGTCACTGATCCAGAGGTCTATAAAAGTGCAAAAGAGGGAGTATTCAAAGGATTCTCAATTGAGGGGATATTCAATCTGATTGAAACTGACACAACAATGGAGGAGGAGTTCATGGGACAAATATATGAAAAGCTGAAAAAGGTTTCTGAGTATGTTCTTTTTTTCAATGATTATCCAGATGCTGTTGTCAACAATGCAAAGAGAGGGATTGAATTGAATGAGAAGCATGGCAATAAATGTGCAACCAGAGTGGGGCGTTTAAGAGCAACCACTCTCAGCAAGAGAGGGAATCTCAGTTTGTCAGTAATTCAAAGAATGTACTCATATCTTTCAAGAGCTGAGGAGTATTATGATCCTAGTGATTCATCCAAGTGTGGAACAATCTCATATCTGTTATGGGGTGGTAAAGCTGGAAAGAGATGGGCTCAATCAAAATTGAGAGAGGCTGGAATTTTAGAACAATAAAACATAGTAAATAAAACAAAAAAAAATGAATCAGAATTTCAAAAAGGTTTTGGACTTAATTTCAGAGATGAAAGAGTCATTTTCCAAAAAGGAAAAAAATGAGATGAAATTTGATCAAGCAACTTTAACTGATGGAACTGTCATTGAATATGAAGCTCTTGAAGTTGGTCAAGCTGTTTTTGTTGTTGCTGATGGTGAATCAATACCAGCTCCAGAGGGGACTCACTCATTGAGTGGAGAACTTGAGGGAGTTAGCATCATTGTTGATGCAAATGGTGTGATCACTGAAATAGTTGATGAGAGAGAATCAACTGAAGAGGAGGCATCTGCTGAAACTGAAGAAACAACAACAGAAGCTGAGCCAGTTGCTGAGTCAATGAGTGCTGAGGATGTTGAGAAAATTATTTCAGCAAAGTTAGAATCATTCACTGCAATCATCGAGGGATTAGGTGAAATGACAAAATCAATTGCTGATAATAATGCTACATTAGTTAATGAGTTGAGTTCTTTGAGAAGTGAGTTCGAATCTTTCAAAGCTCAACCATCAGTAGAAGCAAGAGAGGGAGAGAGATTTTCAAAAGTTGGTAACTTGACAACCAGACAACAATTTTTACTAAAAAATAAAAAATAAAAAAATGTCGTTAAAACGTACAATATCAGAAAAATTTGCTTATGATGTGAGTGGACTTGCATCATATGTGGATGAGCAAAGAGAACAGTTGACTGTTCGTGCCGTAACTGAGGCAACAACTTTGCAAAATGTAACTATTCAAGAAGGGATCAAAGGATCTGAGGAGATCAAATTGATGGATGACTCAATTGTTTATCAAGCTGGTGATTGTTCAATGACTCCATCTGGAGACACTGTATTCACTGACCGTGCAATTGCTGTTGAGACTCTTGGATTCATGAAGTCTTTTTGTAATAAGGATTTGGCTGGATTCTGGACTCAATTAGGTTTGAGACCAGGTGCAAATGCTGAGGATAAGGAGCTTCCATTTGAGCAACAAATTATTGACTATTTATTAAGATTACACTCTTATGAATTAGACAAGTTGATTTGGCAAGGTAACAAATCCACTGGAACTGGAAACTTAGCATTCATGAATGGATATATTTCATTCTTAACAACTGCCAATGGATGTGTTGATTTGAACTCTTCATCAACTGCATCAATCTCTGCATCTAATGCTTATGATGTATTTTATGAGTGTTTCTCAAATACTCCATCAAACATTGCTGAGAGTGGAGACTTAATCTGTTTTACAGGTCGTGAGAACTTTAATTTCTTAATGAAGGACTTAGTTGATCAAAACTTTTTCCACTACTCTCCAGCGAACATCTCAACAATGAGTGAGATCATGGTTCCTGGAACTAATATGAGAGTTGTGAAAGTTAATGGATTGAATGGTTATGATAACATATATACTGGTCGAGCTAGTGAGTTTATCTTTGGTACTGACTTGAGAAGTGATTTTGATGATTTCTCATTGTGGTATTCGCAAGATGATGATGTATTGTATTTACGTTCTAAATTCAGAGCTGGTGTTCAGGTTCCTTTCTTGAATCAAATCGGAGTTTGGAATGGTACTTCATCACCAACCTAGTAAATAATAATTAACATGGGAGGAGGTTTCTCCTCCCTATTTATAAACAATTAAAAAATTAAATTATGCCTTGTTTGATGACCACTGGATATAATGACAGACTTTGTACCAACGGAAAAGGTGGTATTAAAAGTGTGATATTGTTTCCTCTTGACAACGTGACCGCATCCAACATCACAGCAAATGAAGTTGATTCATTAACAGTGAGTGGAGAGGTTTATCAATACAAATTAAAAAGCAATTTGTCATCCTACGAAGCACCTATCCGAGTAAATAAAGACAATGGGACATTGTGGTATGAACAAACATTGACAATGATCCTGGCTTCAGATACTAAGGAACTCAGAGCAGAAATCCATTTGTTAGCACAAAATGAGGTTGTTTGCTTAGTTGAGAAAGCATCTGGAGAATATGTTGCTCTTGGATTTGGTGAGGGATTACAGGTTGCGGATGGATCTGCATACGGATCTGGAGTATTGAAATCTGACCGCAATGGTCATGATATTATTTTGACTGGATTAGAAAATGATGAGGTTCCAGATGTGAATGCATCTGTAATTGCTACATTGTTGACTCAACAATCTCCATCAGTTTAATATCTGATTAATTAGTAACTGAGGGAGGGTGAATTTTTTCCCTCCCTTTTTTTGTATATTTACAATATGAAAATACAAAGCAAATTTTTAGGAAACAAATCCTGGTCTCCAGCATTAAGGAGATGGGTTGTGATTGAAGAGGGAAAAGAGGACTTATATATGTCCATTGGAATCTCTGATATCTACGAAAAAGAGGAAAAACCAAAACTTGTTAAAAATGCTAAGAATCGAAAAAGGAGGGACAAGCAATCTGATAGTGACAGTCAAGGAATTGACAACAATTCAGAATCCCCAATATCTATTTGAATTCGAGCATCAGCAGAGTTTTGACAAGATATATTGTATCTTGACTAATATCTCAACCAATACTGAGAGATATGATGAATTCACAATCATTGATGGAGTGGATGTGACCTTTCCATACGATGGGTTTTATGTATACCGAATATATCA